TGCTCTTTATATTTCTGTACGTTTTCAGAAATAGTTTCAATAGCCTTTAGGTTTTCTTCTTCTTGTGCCATGATAATTATTTTAATTTGTTAATTTTAAAAGTTGTTGCAATTTAATGCTCATTTCCCGAGTGTTTTTCAACGGCTCATCGTTTGAAGTGTTAATAACGGCTTCGGTTGTTTTTATTAGTGTCGCACAATTGCTCCCAAAAGGAACTGCGCTGCCTTCTAAATGTATCTTTAATTCTCTTACAAGTGTTACTACATCAGCATCCTTAAAGGCTTCTTTGTTTACAGCCTTTTCAAATGCTTCGTCATAATACTTTTTTTCTTCTTTGAATTGTTCATCATTACTATTAAATCCTATGTCTACTTTTATGTAAATCATACGGATTGAATTTTGCATTCCTTTTTTACCTTTGTCAATTATTGATTTAAAAGATGCATTTATAATATCTTCTTTTTTAATCTTAAAAACTAATGCCTGTGTTTTGCCTTCAAAGTTTTTACCTAATTCCTTCCAATCTAAATCCATTATCATTACTTCCACATCTTCTGGCATAGCAATGATATTGTTAGTTTTTATTTCATGATCTGTTGTATAGTAAACTTTTCTATTTTGCTCCTTTGCTGTTTTGTTCATTGAATTATCTAAATGAACATCTGCATGACCATCTAAATACTTTGTATTGCTAATTACTGGATGAATATAATCAGAATCAAAATCTGGTGAAGCTTTTATTGCTTTAGCTTTTTCGCTGTAAAACCCCAAAAGATTATGTTTTTTAGTCTTTGGCGTACTTTTTAGAGATTTAGTAATAAAGTCTTTGTTTGCTTTTATGTATGCAAACCTTTTCTCTTTTGTTGTAAACTCTTTATTTGTTAATTGACAAAACATTACTTTATGATTTCGTTATTTGTTTTTAACTTTCTAATTTTTTCAAAGATAATCTTTTTTTCTTTAGCTGTTTTCGCCATCTCCAAATCCTGTTGAAGCTCCTGTATTTCCTTTTTCATATTTTATGGGGTTTGTAAATTCGTAATTTAATAATGCTTCTGCATCTACTGCATCAACTCCGCTTTCTAATAACCGTCTAAGTACGTGCGCTCTTTTTAATTCTTTTGAGTATCGCTGCTCTTCGCTTTCCTGCATAAATGAACAATGTTCCCAACTCATTTCTAAGTCATTTGCATAGTCAAAATGCTTTCTAATCCCTTCCAAAAAATCTTCTGATTTTGGTTTCAATACGTAATCAACTAAACTCATTCTAGCAATTTGCTGATTTGTATAAGTAGAACTTTCAAATGCTTCAATCACATCTTTTGGAATCCCATAAACTGAACCGATAATTTGTAAATCATTATTATAGCTATCGTCTAGTTTTAGTTTTGCAATATCTTCAACAAACCTTTTTATATCTATTGCTGTTCGTACTGCGTGAATGTTCTTTTTACCTTTACCTATTTTAGTTTCAATGTTTTCTTTATCTTCTGGCTGCATCATAGACGAATCTAAACCTCCTCCATGCGCCACCATAAATTGACCTGCTAAATTTAAGTTAGTGTTTTTTGCATCTAGGCTCAACTCTGAATTAGATAGCACTTTGTATAATGCTTCAATGGTGCTAAATCCATTAAACCAATTACCAGCACCATTCGTGTTGTCTGTGTAGTTGATTATTTTTTTGAATGGTATGTTTATTTTTGTTCCGTTGGTGTAACGATACTCAATGTTCTGGTCTTGAAACTTTTTGAATGTTTGTTTTGATAATACTAATTTGTCTGCATTGTCTAGTATGTATTTTGAAAACTCCACTTTTGAGCTATCTAACCAATACATTACATTATTGTTATTTAGCACTTTTGAATCGACCATTAAACGTGCATTTCCTAAAGAAGTCCAAAACATAAAATCCCATAAGAATTGCTTTTGGTTTTGGAAGAAATTAGGCTTTTCAAAAAATGTTTGTAATTCGCTTTCTTCTACTATTTCACCTTGTGCATCTTTTTCAATTATTTTGCCAATGGAAAACAAATCACATTTAATTTTAATAACTCTAAGCAATGCTGGATTGCTCATCACAACTCTTAACTTCTCTAATTCTTCTGCGTAATCGTTATACTGCGTTTTAGGAATGAAGCGTTCGTAATGCTGTAAGCCTTGTATATTGTTACCTAAAATTAAATTTGCCAGTCTGGTACGGAAGTTTAAGTAAGCCATTTATAATGTATCTAACTGCAATATTACGATTTTTATTTATATAATATGGTTTAACTAAAAAAAACCCCTCTACATTGCTGTAAAGAGGTTTTCACCTTGTCGGGTAATTAAATCTTAAAACATTTTTTGGTAGTATTCATCATACTTGGTTTGGTTTATTCTATTTTTTGCAATTTCAAAATATGCTGAATCCATTTCAATACCTATAAAATTTCTGTTAAGATTCTTTGCTGCTACTCCTGTACTTCCTGATCCCATTGTAAAATCTAAAACCGTTTCGCCTTCATTGGTGTATGTTTTGATTAAATATTCCATTAGTAAAACTGGTTTTTGTGTTGGGTGCTTATTGCCTTTTCTATTTGCATTTGATATGTCTATAATACTTTTAGGGTTTTTTCCTTTTGTTGTGTGTATTTCATCCCCTGTCCCCTTCTTACCAAAACTCTCGCCTCCTCCGTATTTGTCTTTATAATTTCTTACTTTATCTAAATCGGTTTTAATAGGGTTAAAACTATCTTTTGTGCTATTAAACACAATTATATTTTCGTGTATCTTCATAGGTTGGCTTTTAGCTAAAAAAACATTTCCAGCTAATCTTTTATTCCACACCCAGTCATACTTATAATTTTTTATATTACTCATTCTTAAAGCACTACTAAACGGTTCACTGCCAAATAAGACTATCGCACCGTTAGGCTTAATAATTCTATTCAGTTGCTCCCACATCAAATCAAAATTAATTACAGAATCCCATTTGCAAGCAGTTGTTCCGTACGGTGGGTCTGTTATAATAGCATCAATACTATTATTTTCAATGGTTTTCATTACTTCTAAGCAATCGCATTTGTATAATTTCATAGTTTTTAGTTTTAGGTTAGCCGTAAAGATAACGCTTCTTTGCGTTTTGCATCTAATACAATTATATTTAACACACCTATTTTACAACTGCAAGCCTAGCATATCTTTTATCCCTCTGCATCCGTACTCTCGTGCTTCCAAAATGTGGTCATTTCCTTTTTTTGGTTTGCCATCAATAGGCACTTTGTTTACATCTCTTTCAAGGTAGTAATGATTGTATTCTTCTTCTAGGTTGTAAGAATCTTCTGTATAGATGTTTGTTGCTCTATTGATGAAGTTAATGTTTGCTTCTTTTTCTTTTCTAGCTCTTATAGCGTTGTAGCCAGCATTCCTTAACTCTATTATGATTGATTTTTGAGCGGGGTCACAAAACATTGGCTTGTTTCTATCTACATTCATTAAACTAAAAACATAGGATAAAACGCCTTTATGCTTTAGCCATTGGTTATGCTCGTTGTCCTCAACTCCTTCCACATCTTCGGGTCTGATTTTGTCTTGATACTCTACCTTTAAGGCCCGCATTGATTTGTATAATACATCTCTGGAATAGAAACAACCATCTTTGTATTTTATATGAATTACTGCGGTTGGTGCGGTGTCTCCAAAATCTACCCCATAGGCTTCTTGGTCTGCATCGACCTCATCAAAGTCTTTTTTACTGCATTTCTTCCAACCAAAATAAACCTTTGCATCACCACCATCAGAAACATACCCTAATATTTGATTGTAGTAATAACGTGGATTAGTTTCTTTATAGCGTTTATAATTTGCTACTGTATTCGGGTCTAAGTTTTTTAGGTTGGTTAAGTAGTTTGCGTATAATGGCAAATGTCCTTTTATTCCTTTAGGCTTCAATCTGTAATAGCCATCAATTCCAGCTGGCATTAAATCAAAATAGGTTTTCACTAGCCAATGGTCTTTTGGTGGAGCGTTCCAACTTCTGATTATCTGGACTGGGTTTTTTATTGTCCTTAGTGAATCCTTTGCTTTGTTGTATTCTTCTTCTCCTACTTCTTCTGCTTCTTCTATGTAAATGTGAGTTGCACCTGCCAAAGACTTCATGTTTGCAGTATTGCTTTTTGAAGATGCTCGAAAGCCTTTTGATTTTATAGTATTTCCATTTGGCAAATAAACTGCTTTCATCTTGCTTTCGTCAATAGCGAATTGCTTCATTAAATCAATACCGTTCAAGTCTCCAACTTCTTCAATCCTATCTTTGAAATCCTGCCACAAACTTTCCCTAATTGTGTTTTGAATTGCTCTAGTGAAATACGCTCTAAAATAATTTGAGGTTATTATCATGTATAAAGCATGAAGTGTAATATTGTGCGACCCACTCCGACCACGACCGCCCCACAAATCTGCTTCATAGAATTTTTTGGTATAAATTGGCTCTGCATACGTGCTTGGTACTATTTTCACTTTGTAGCGTTTATAGGGGTTTAGTTAACATTGCACACGGGGTGGAGACAACTATTCTGCATCTTCTGAAAAGTCTTTAAATATTACTTCCATTTTGTTGATTAGCTTTTCACCCCCTGTGGTGTGGTCTGTATGGTTTTGGCTTAACTTCTTACGTTCTTCATCCGTTCCGATTAACTTCATTAACCCCATTTGTAATGTAGCGTTGTCTGATTTGTACCACTTCGAGCGCATTGATACTTTAATTTCTGTTCTTACTTTTTTTAAAGCTTCTTTTATAGTCTCTAATTCCTCTAGTTTATGATTATAAAAAGTGGCTGTTGAGCAAGGTAGGTAACTAACAACATCGTCAATAAAGAATAGTTTATATTTCTCTATTGCTTCTATTGCTTGTTTCTCTAGTTCTTTAGTTTTGTATGCCATCAGTTTGCTTTTTATATTCCTTACCGTTTATTTTAACTGTCAGTGTATTGTCTAGCTTTGTCATTCTGTCTATTATTACTTTGCAGGACTTCGGGTCTAGTTCCATACCATAGCATTTTCTTTTTAGTTGGTGTGATGCTACCATTGTTGAGCCTGAACCTAGGAATAAATCTAAAATAATGTTTTTTTCGTTAGAATGATGTTCAATAAATACGAATGGCAACTCTATTTTTTTCTCTTGCTTGTGAATAGTTTCTCCTTTA